GAACGCCTACCCCTGCGCTGGGGTGGTGGGTGCATTGGGTCCTTGGGCCGTATGGTGGTGACGTTGTAGGCCAATATCTGCGGCGGTGATGTCCCCGTGTGCGTGAATGGTGCCGTCTACGGTGAGGTTGCCGGTGAGGTGGAGGTTAGGCGTGTCCAAGGTGAGGCGGTCGCTAGCGGTGAGGGTGGCGCTGGCGCAGATCAGGGTGACGGTGCCGGATGCGGCGGAGGCATCCACGGTCAGGGCGTGGGCTTGGCGGTCGTAGGTGATGCGGGTTCCGTCGCCAAACAACAGGCAGGGCTGGTGGGCGGTGCTGCTGGGCGCGGGGAAGGTTTCTTGGTAGAGGCTGCCAGGCAAGACGATGCCCAGTGCTGAATCCCCATTGGGGCACAGTGCAATGACTTGTTCCCCCAGGTGCGGCAGCCACCAGGAGCGGTCGGCTCCGGCACGTGAAGCCATCACCGGCAGCCAGCCAGTGAGCAGTTCTCCGGCTTCAATCCGCACGCAGGCGGTCGCAGGGTCCAGTGCGGCGACGGTCCCTTGAAGGATCAGGTGCGCTAATTGGCGGGTGTGTTCGTTGAGTGTCTGTCTCACGGGGCGATCTGGTGATAGCTGTCTTGGAAGGAGGGGCCGGTCTGCGGGGTGAAGGACAGCCATAGGTGGGTGGGCAGGGTGCCTGCATGGGTCCAGGCGCTGTTACCAAGAAAGACGGGTTGTTGCCATTCCACGGTCCAGACGACGTATTGATCTAATTCGGCGTTGAATTCGTCTGGGTAGATGGCAATCACGCGGCACGGATCGGTCGGTACGCCACGCCAGCGGCGCTGGTACAGCCAGGTGCCCAGGGCGGCGGCGGCCAGACGTGCTTGTAGGTGGGTGGTGGGGCCGCGGTGCCCTAGGACAAGCCGTGCCTGAAAGCGCAGCAGGGCGGGGAATTGTCCGGTGCCTGCATCGTTTTCGGGGGCGGGTTCGATCTCGCTCAGGGTCAGTAAACAGGCGGGCATGGGCAATTGGTGGTCTTCATCGTCCTGGTAAAAGGTCACGGTGGCCAGGTCTGGGAATTGCGCTGCAATTTGGTCGCGGATGGCGGTATGCAGGGCGTCCAGGCTTATGTCGGTGTGCGTGTCCGCCATTGCAGTTCGTGCTCAAACAGGGTGTAAAAGCGTGCTTCACAGGGGGCTGTGTCAAGAAGGCCGTTTTCAATATAGGTGATGGAGGGGGCGTAAATGTCGGCTGTTTGAACGGCCACGGGGTAGCGGGCGCGGCCCAGGCGTTTGAGTACCTGCCGTTTGCCGCGCACTGTGGCGATGAATGCGCCTTTGATCTGACGCCCGCCAAGGGCGCTGACGCCGCTAGCGGTGGCTTTTGGTTTCAGCCATAGGAAGGGGACGGGGTTCAAGCCATACCACACTTTCATCTGGTCGCGTTGTCGATAGGTGCGCAGGCGGCGGCGTACGATCTTTTGTTGGAGTTGCAATGCATCGCTCAGCCCACGCACGGAGCGGGTACGCAGCCAGGCCGCCATTTTGATGCTGGCCGAACGTAGGGCCTGTTGCATCTGGGTTTCCGTGGCGTTGAGTGCTTGCGCGATGGCGGTGAGGCTGTGGGTGTGGATGTGGAAGCCAATCATGGGGGCACCATCGGGGCCAGCCGCACGAGGGCCATGCCGGTTCCATCCGGTTGTGGGTCGTGGGTGAGGCGGTAGTGGCGATCTTCAATGCGGGCGTAGTCATGTTTTTTGAAGCCCATAACATCGGTCTCTTTGCAGGTAAAGGAGGGTTCCGGGGCGTTCATTCTGTAGTCGCCGATGTCCGCATCAATGTAGGTCGCGTCAAAAACAATGGTGCATGCATGGACGCGCCCCGTTTTCTCCGAGTGCAACTGGGCTGTCACGGCAAAATCATCGGTTTCTAGGAAGGCGTCTAGATCGTCCCAGCAGGGGTGGTGCATCAACGGCGACCGCCGCGTTGGGATGGCTTCTCATTGGTTTCTGTACGGGTCAACGTGTTGGGCGTGGGCGTTTCGCCGCTGGGTGGGTCGATGATCACCCCCACGGGGCCATCGGCATCACCGGCAAGCTCAGCACGGCCACGGCGCATTAAATCGTGCGCCAGTGCCGTAGGGACCTGGACGATTGTGCCAGGGCGGTAAATCAGGCCTTGGATCACCACCGCAGCGCTGATTTTGAGGGTGTTTGTCGTCGTCGACATGGTGTGTTCCTTAAGGGTCAGGCGGCTGCGCCGTAGCAGAAGCTTTCGGTACGACGGATGTTAAAGTCGACGTCTTGGAACACGACAATCCGCGTGCCGCCGCTGGTGCTGAGGCTGTAGGGGTCAACGGTGATATCTAAGCCTCCCCACATGGCAATGATGAGGTCCGCCCAGTTCCCAAAGAAGACATCACCGGCCTTAATCTGGTTGGACACGCTGGCGGGGTAGCCGTTGACGGTGTTGCCGGATTCCCAAATCGTGCCGCTGGCGGCGGTCTGGGGAAACTTCAAGGCCGTTTTGGCGTAGCCACGTATGCCCGCATTGAAGGCGTAGGACATGGCGTTCACATCTGCGTTGTTCAGTGCAATTTGCGTTTCCATCTGGACAAGTTCAGCAAATGTGGGTTGCCCTTTTTGTGCAAAGGACACGGCGTTAATGCCGCTGTGGTGTTTAACGCCTGTGGGTTGCATATCCGAGCCGCTGCCGTAGATGGCGGCACGGTCCACTTCCAGGGCCATGACGTTCAGGAGGTCGCTGCGGACGATTTGTTCGGCATCCGGGGTGGATTGCAAGAGCAGACGCCGGGTGATGTCGGTATAGGCGGCCAGGGATTTGGGGGTGAAGTGGATTTGGTCCAGGGCCGGTTTGCTTTTTTCCGGTGAGTCACCTTCCCCCACCCAGTAGGCTTGGGTGGTGCCTTTCTGTCTAGGAATATCGACGTTGCCAACCAGGCCGCCCATCACGGTAGCGCGCTGCATGACCCAGGTTTTATTACGCAGGATTTCGATAAAGGAGGAGGCGTGCAGTTCGGTGGCAATGATGTTGCCGCCGGGGCCGTCCGTCGGGGTGGTGGTGGAGAAGGCGCGGTTCAGGACGTCCGAGGGGATCAGCAGGCCGCGCGCCTGTTTGCCGTAGGTTTTTTCTGCGGCGGCGGAGCAGGCAATCTCAAAGGCCGCCGCGTTGCGGTCGGTTTGGCTGGCATTAGGCAATAACGCGCGGACCGCGCGGACGATGCTGTAGTGCCGTATTTCTTGTGTGGACAGGCCGATGCCGGTGTCAGTGTCGGTCTGTGGTTCGGATTGGGGCATGGATGCTTTGTCCGTCAGTTTTGTCAGTAAGGCGCGCTGGAATGCTTCCGGTGAGTGGCCTTGGGTAATGTAGTCATGCGCTAGTTCCAAGTGCCCGTAGGTTTTGCCAAGGTCCGCAATGTGTCTGACACGGGTCCGCTCGGCATCGACGCCGTTGAGGGTGCCGGTATCGTTGGATGTCGGCTGGGGTGTGCTGGTGGTGTCGGCATGGGTGGGGGGTGATGGTTCCGTCATGGGTTGATCCTCAGGGGTGCATGGAGTGTGTGGTGCGGCGGCTGGGGTGTCCTGTGGCGGATTTTCCAAGGCGCGCCCGATGCCCACGGAAGGGTCGGCAGGGATGCTGACAATGGAGATTTCAATGGGTTCCCAGTCCGTGGCGCGGTATAGGGGGCACCCGTCGCGTTGGCCGATCACTTCGACTTGATGCACCAAATAGCCCACTGAGACGTGTTTACGGATGCCGTCCAGGACATCTCGTAAGATTTCTTCAGCACGTGGGCTGCGCCCGAAGCGCACGATGGCGCGTCCGCGGTGGTCGCTGTCAATAGAGGCCGATTCGACAACGCCAATCTGATCGCGCGGGTTGTGGTCCAGGAGTAAGGCGGCACCGTTGTCAAGACGGTGCAGGCGCACTTCGCCGGGGCGGTGGCCGAGAATCTCCACGCCGGACCATGTCTTTACTTCTGCTGATTCGCTGCTAAATGCAAGTTCAAGGGTTCGGGCGGGTGCGTCTATCGACAGGACGTCGGCATGGCGGTACTGGGTGCCGCCTTTGCGAAGGTCCCGTACTACTTCAGTCGCTGTGTTCATGGGGGGTGGGTTCCTTCTCGGTCGGTGTGGCGTTGGCGACAGTGAGGTCTGCGCCATACAGCAGGTACTTGAGGTAGTCGTTGGGGATGCCGGAGGCTTGCATTTCTTTCAGGTCTTGGGCGATTTCGCGAAAGACGTCCTGGGGGTCGCGGCCTTGTTCCAGGATCACTTGGCTGGTGGAGGTCAGGCCGCCACGGATGCAGGTCAGTGCGCTTTCAACGTCGGCGCGGGGATCAACCCAGGCCCAGCGGCGGCCTTGCCATGAAACGCGGCGGTATCGGTCGTAGTGCTCGGCAGGCAGTGGTTTGCCATGGACGCGAATCTGTCCGCTCAGCAATGCCACTTTCAAGGCCGCTTCAAAAACAGGGGTGTGGAGGGATTCGATAAAAAATTGCTGGTCTTCTTTCCAGCGTTCGCGTTCATCCAATGTGCCTTGGCGGATGCTGGAGTAGTTGACATCCGCCAGATCGCCGGAGAGGGCGTGGTAGGAGACATCCATGCCCGCGGCCAAGCTTTGTTTGGCGGCTTTGGTGAATAAGCCAAATTCACCTGAGGGGTATTGCGGATTCCAGTCTTGAATATCTCCGCCTGCGGGTAATTCATGGAACGACAGTGGCCCGGCGTTCATCTGGATTGTTTGGGCAACGTTTTCATGTTCGTCGGCTCGCGCTCCAAAACCTTCCTGGTATTTAATAAAGCCCATTTTGCTCGCGGCGGCGCGTGCGTTTTGTACGGCGGCTTCTTCAAAGCCTTGTAAATGGTGCAGACGCAGTAGGGAGGTGGCGGCCCAAGGCAGGCCGCGGCGTTGCCCCACCATCACGGGTTTGAAAATGTGGATGACTTCCTCAGCGGGCACGCGGACGTAGCCTCGTCCATTGATGCTGTAGTAGTAGGCGTCACGTTCGTCAATGGAGCTGAAGTGATAGGCCAGTGGTTTTCCGAATCGGTTAAATTCGATGCCTTGTCGGACAAATCCGCCGGTCTGGTCTGTTTTCAGCATTTGGTAGCGCACGGGTAGGCGCAAGGGGTCGATCAGTTGTAAGCAAAAGCCATGCGGTCCGGCGTGTGTGCCATAAATTTTTCGGGCAATACACTCGCCATCACGGGCGCAGGTCTCGACGCAGAGGGTCTGGATTTCACGCCATGACAATTTTCCGGTGACGTCACAATGGCCTTTGCGGCCCCAGTCTTGCCACCAGGTTTCAATGGCGTCGTTGATGGCGGTGTCCAGGGCACCGCTGCGCGATTTTCTGCTTTGGGCCTGCATGACGATGCCGCGAGGACCCACAATGTTACGGCGGCATAGGTCAATGTACCGTTTGACATGATCGTTGTTGGACCATTGTTCGCGCATGCGCGCGACCAGGATTGGAAGACGTTGGGTGATGTATTCGTCCGGGGAGACGGGGATGCTGCTCCACAGGTCATTGGCATCCACTTGTCCGGCTTTGAACATGCCGCCTAGGGGCAGCAGGCGCTGATACCAGCGCCGCGGGGGGTGGTTTGGCTGGGGTGTTGCGGTGTCTGGGGTGGGGTGATCTGGATGGGCTGTGCGCTGTGTCCACCATGTCCAGAGGTTCATCCTGCAAACCTCACAGGGACGATGTTCCCCCAGCGGCGGGGGGTATCGGTGGGTGTTTCGCGCTGTACGGCAACGGCGTAGAAGGTGCGCAGTTTCAGTAATTCAGCGATGGGGGTGCGCCACAGTTCGCGGTTGTTGATGCGGTAGCGCTGTTGGTCCTGGGTGGCGCGTTTTTGCAGGACGGCGTTGATGGCATCTAAGGCGCGTTGGTTGTCGCTGCGTCCGTCATAGCCTTGGGGCAGCGATGCGAAGTCCGGTTCCACACGGAATTTTCCACGTTTTAGTTCGATGGTGTGGGGGCTGTGTGTTGCACGCAGTTGGTAGAGGTAATCGCCGGGTGTCCACTGTGCAGTGTCCGCAGCGGGGATGTCGAAGCGGTGGGTGGTGTTTTCACCCTGGGCGATGAGGTCCAGTGATGCCGGACCACGCAGCAGGCAATGGAGTGTCCAGTCTGGCCAGGGGTAGTCTTTGAGTGCAAAGGCGATCTGTAATGAGCATCCCGCATTGATCTTGGCAGGGAATGTTGGGCAGCGGTGCTGGAATGTCATGGGTCACCAGTCGTTAGCCCATGTTCTCCGGCTTTTTAAGGGGTGCCGGGGGCGTTGGGGGCGGAAATGAGGGGTATGGTGTTGCACTTCTGGGGTGGGGTCCTGTGGCGGTTTTTCCTTGGGCAATAAGGCGGCGGCGTCCTTCATACGCTTGGCGTCATGGGGTAGATGCGGGTTGATGATTTTGAGGGCGGCGTAGGCGTAGACGCGGCAATCCAATGCTTCGTTGGGGGTTTTGTCGGGTTTGGTCCATTGGCGTATGGGCTGGCCTTTGAGGTAGCGGGTGCGCAATTTCTCAGCCGTCAGTTGGGCAAACCAGTCGGGGGAACGGTCTGCGGGGAAATGGGAGTAGCCTGGGCCGGGCTGGGTGATGGCAAGGCGGCGCATCACAATTAATTTTGCTTCGTCCACGCCAACGGTAAAGAGGTTGATTCTGGGTGCGTTGCGTCCGGAATGTTTGCGTTGTGCTTTGTCTACGATGGGACGGCCCCAGCCGCCAACGCCTTTAATGCCAAAGAGGCGCCTGCCTGTCCTGGTACGCAGGTATTGGTAAGCGGCTTGGGTGTAGCCGGAGGTGCCTCCGGTATCTAAGCAGGCAGCCTGGATGGATAGACGTAGGCCGCTTTCATGCTGCCAGGTGGTAGAGAGGTAGCGGTCCAGTGCGTCCCAGACGTCGCCTAAGAGGGGATCGCCGTAGAGAACGGCGGTATGGATGGACCAGGATTCTTCGTCAATGCCCCATGCGACAATTTCCACTTCAAGGCGGTCGGTTTGCATGTCGATGCCCGCCGTGAGAAAGACGCCGCCCATAGGAACATCGGCAAGGTAGGTTTCAAGGCGGCGCAGTAGGTCGTCAATGTCGGCCTGTTCGGCGGTCTCGCTCCATACGCGGGCCAGGCTGACGTTGGTGAATGTTTGTAGGTCCTGGTGTTTGAGTTTGTCCAGGTAGTCTTGAACGATGGCGCTTTGGCGGCGGAAGGTGGAGTAGAGTTCGTTCAGTTCGTAGGAGGCATGGCCGTTAAAGGGTTTGCTGGCCTGCCAGCGGGCTTGGCGAACAGCGGCAATGCGTTGGCCGTCATCCCAGCATACGCCGCACCCTTGGCAGACGTAGCGTGCAGTGTGCGGTTGATGGGCGTCGATAGTGGCCAAATCGGCGTCGGGGTCGCTTTGGCGTCCAACCCAGCTGACGTGTTCCCATTCTAGGGTTTGTTCGCATCCGCAAGCGGGGCAGCGTACATAAAATCGCCTCTGGTCTCCGGCCCGGTAGGCCTCATCAATATAGCTGGCACCTTCAATGGTGGGTGTGCTGATCTCCAGAAGAAACCGTTCATCCCCAAAGGTCGCGGCGCGCTGCCACAACAGGCTCACCGGGTGGCCTTCGTCCGTGCGTTCGTAGCCGTCGATTTCGTCGCACACAATCAGTGGAGCTGAGCGCCCGCGCATGGTCTTTGGGGAGCCTGACCAGGCAAACATCAGAAATCCTCCAGGGTAGGATTTCATCCGCTGGTTGTTGACGCCATCGCGACCACGTGGTTTTGCAATGAGGTGTTGCAATCCTTGGTTGGCTGCAATCAGCGGGGAGAATTTGGTTTCTAGCCAGGCTTGTAAATCGCCTTGGGAGGGTTGCAGCATCATTTGGCTGCGAGGGGCCATTTCGATGCAGTAGCCTTGTACGCATAAGGCCAGCATGGTTTTACCGACTTGTGCGCCCCATTTCAGGGTGACGCGGTAGCAGTCCGGGTCCACCAGCATATCCATGGGTTCGCGTTGGTAGGGGGCGTTGTCGAGGCGCAAGGGGCCAGGAATGGCGTTGCCTTCAGGAATGCGGATGCGTGTCTGTGCCCATTCGGAAGGCTTCATTGCTGGGGGTGGTCGCAGCATCTGTAAGGCGTTGCTGATCATCTGATCGACGCCTTCTTGGTTTTCTAGGGCGGTTAAACCAAAGGTTTCAGACATCGCCTGTTTCCTCGTCCTCGTCCTCGTCCTCGTCTTCGTCGGCGTCCGTGTCTTCTTGGGTCAGGTCCAAGGACGCGAGATTTTCTAAGGTCTGATCGATTTCTTGCAGCAGCACGCGTTTGTAGCGGCGCTCGTCGGTTTCACCCAGTAGGAGGGCGACGGTCCGCCCTGGAATAGTGCGCAGGTTGGCACGCACTTCTGCAAAGACGCGGGCCAATGTCTTTTCCACCTGCTCCAAAGGAGCAACCTGCTTTTTTGCATCGGCCAAGTGCAACTCTTCACGTTGCGCTTCAGCGGCGATCTTGCGGCGCTTCCATTCTTCAATATCGGCCACCGCTTCACCCGCCGCTTCTTCTGCGGCTTTGTCACGTAACCAGCGGGCAACTACAGCCGTGTCAAACGCCCATTCCCGCCCACGCCCACCGCGTTTCACGACCGGGCAGCCGTTACGTGCCCATTGATCGATCGTCGGCAACGCTACACCGAATATCTCCGAAAGGCCTGCACGATTAACCTGTTTTCCTTGCTGCTTTTGTAAAACCATCGGTCGATATAAACAACAAGTGAGAATTAAAATGCCACGCACAATGGAAGCTTCGCGGAGTTTCGACCCCGCAGGCCTCCCCCATCAGGAAGGACCCATGAAAATCTGTCAAATTGCAGCTAAATTCGCTCATTTGACGCTTCCACATCCACCAGATGCCACTACACCATGGTCACGGTGAGGTATCGCTGTCTTCCATTCCGCAGCCATCTGAGAACCACGGCTGCCCCCTCCGTGCCGCCTGCACCCATGCCGCAACACAGCGCACTTGCGCCGCACACTGTTCATAGGCAAAACGCCATCCCAACGTCTGGTTCAACACATCGCGGACGGTCTCTACACGCGGCAATTCCGGCGCCTCACACGGCTGCAACAACACCTGCGGCGGTGCATGACTCAACGCGGCTTTGCGTGAGGGTGACTGGCTTGACAGGAACCGCCGTCGAGCAAGCACCCAAGCACATCAGGCACATCCCTATCCAAAAAAGCTTTCGCCTCATCGCTGTGTTGCTCCAAATGTGTGATGCGCTGCCGCAATGCCCGGTCGCGCAACGTGATCCGATTCAGATCAGACTGCAAACCCGACATCGCGCGGCTGTCAATCTCCCGTAAAGTGCGTAACCGTCCAATTGCAGCGTCTTGCTCCATGTTGATCGCGACCTGCGCATCCAACGTGCTTTCCACCGCCGCTAACTGGCCTTCCAGCTGCGCCGCCCGCTGCGCTAATTGACTGCGCTCGGACCACGCCAGCACCGCATGTGCCACCAGCGCCACCAACGCACCAATCATCATGTACTCAATCAACAGCCGCACACTGGGCAAACGTGTTGCGACGCGACGCAGTGTATTAACGATCATCCGAACTCCTTCTCCCACCCCCCACTTTGGGGACTATGAAGCTTTGAATTAGGTCTAAACTGGCAGAGGCTCCAAGCCAACCAAACACCCCCACAGTGACGGCTGTCAGTTGCTGGCTTAACTCCAGAGACTCACACACCCACATCGCAAACAGCCCCACCAGCCCCGCCGCACTGGCTTCGATCAGCACACGCGCCCAGGTTGGTTTCTCACCGTTGTCTAGAGAACGCATCAGGTAGCCAAGTATCCCTGCCACCATCGCAAGGCACGTGTAAAACGCTTCTTTCCACCAGGACATCATGCTCGAGGGATCAATCACGGCGACCCTTTAAAGCAGCACGCCGTTGCTTCTCTTCAGCACGCCAGTCACTGCCTTCAAACAATGCACGTTCGGCGGCACGTCTGATGATTAAACCCGACTGGATACTGCCCCCCGCCCATTTCCACACATGAAACTGCTCCGCCGCACCAGCCACATCACCGGCATTGAGCTTGCGTAACAGCGTCGAGCGGTGGAACGCACCCGTACCAATGTTGAAGCTCAACGACACCAACGCATCAAACTGCTGTTGCTTCAGTGGCACACGCACATAACGCCGCACCGCCGGTTCAAACTCTTTGGCTAATCGAGCACGTAACATCGCATCCGCTTCCTGCTCATTGGCAAGACACATATCAGGCGTCACATGCTTGCCCGTCTCGCCGTAGCCAATCGTCAACACTCCACCAGGACAGGTGTACGGGTTCAACTTGCAACCCTCAAAAAATTTGATCAGTGCAATGCCTTCTTCACCAATGGTCTGCATGACACGTCCCGGAGACATTCATTGCCGCTCATCCTGCGCGTCTCCTCGGCGCACGTCCTGTGACAGGTTTTCCGTGACGGGTGCCAGGGACTACCCCCAGCGAAATTCCTGACGTGCCTGACACTGATCCCAAATATCGCGGCAATGACATCCAAGGGCACACCACGACGCAAAAGCCCCACAACTGCACAATCCCGCGCATGGCGGGCAATGCAATTGCAATTGGCTGGCTGCAAAATCTCCCCACCGAAAACATCCACCAGCTTTTGTGCATCCCCCCATCCCAGAATGGATACCAATCGGTGATGGGGTGACAAAACCTTAGGGACATACAAAATCACCTTGCCACTGCGGCGGCCTTTGGGATACGTACGCGGCAACTGACCAATCAGGGTTAACGCTTGCTCCCGTCCGATGACATCCGCCAACTCCTGCACACTGGCAGGCAACCTGGTAGCAACGG